TTCTTTGGTTTTATTGTGAACATATCATCTACCCAAGCACACCACTTGTCTAATGTTCCAAATATTAAATAACAAAATTTATCTATCATATATTAAAACCTTTTCTCCAACTCTTGATTGCCCAAAATACAGGTGCTAATGATTTTTGACCTCTAACCTTTTTAAGTATTGCACCATGTCTTGCCATAAATGATCTTTGTCTTGCTGGTATATTCTTTTTAATTTTCATTGAGGGATCCCCAAATCGTACCTTTTTAATATTTCCTGTTGATCTATTTTTTACATACACGGCAAATTTTCTTCTTTGCCCTGGTGTTCTAAAGGGTTTATTTAATTTTACAGTTCGTCCACGATATTTAGCCATAGAATGCTAATACCATAGATCATTCACAAATGAAACCTTGAAAAGTACCTCGACCATCATTTAGTATCCAAGCATTTTTTTCATCATTATAAGTTGCTATTTGTTTTCTATGGTCACTTCCATAATCCATACAATCATAAACATCAATTGGTCTAGTAAATTCTAATCTTTCTTTTATGACTTCTCCATCAAAACTTAATAATAATAATACAATATATTTACACATTATCTTTTAAAATGTCGTTCTCTCCATTTACCACAGATAAAATTATCTTTGACACCTATTGTTTGAAATATACCACAAAAAGATCGTCTATTAGAATACATACCACAGTTTCCACATGCTTCTTTACCTAATGCTTTTCTAAAATCTTGTGGCATTTGATATGGTATAAAACTACCATCTGGGTAAAAATTACCTCTTTTAATCATGACTCTATTATCTTTCTTAATTGTTTGACCAAATCAAGAAGTTTATTTTGTTTTCTTAATGCAATATCCCTTTGTATTTTAACTTGATCTAGTTCTTCTTTGATCTTTTCTTTCTCTTGTCTTAATTTTAAAAATGTATTTTCTCCTATTTGCATATTATCTTCCTTGCTTGTTGTATTTTTTAAATGATCTTTTTTCATGTTTATTTAGTTTTTTCTTGTGTCTTCTTGGTCTTTTCGGTGGTTTATCTCTCGGTACATAATGAACAAATTTAATTCTTGCCATCTTCTACTTTTCCCTCAATAATTAATGGTAAAGGTTCATTGTAACTTGTTTGTTCTATTTTATCTTTCTGGTCAAGATGTTGCTTACCTAACCATATCTGCATTGCTACATTACCACCTAAAGCTTTTTCAAATTGTGCTCTTCTTAAACTTATTTTGCCCATCTCTCTCCCCTTTTTTATAAGGTGGACATAATTACGTTGTAAAGTCTTTGTTGATACCCCTAAAAACTGTGCAATTTCATCATAAGTACAATGTAATTGAGCTAGTTTTTTGATAGCTTCTTGATCTACTACTTTAACAGGTCTTGCCATTTTCTATCTTTTTAAGTTTTAATCCGTAATTATTGACTTTGTCTTCTATTTTTACATCATCTTTTAAAATAAGTCTATTTTCTCGCTTAAATTTATTATAATTTACATGATGGTGCCATCTACCATATCTCCATGTTAATTTTGAAACATCAGGGTGTAATTGTACTTGCATTTTAGATTTTGGTATTGTGCCCTCTTTTGCATAAAAGGCATCTGTATTTCCACCTTTAAGAACTTGTGTATTGGTTTTTTCTTGCAAAAATACATTGAATTGAACAGTACACCAACCAGCTTTTAACATTTGGAGTGATAAATCTGTATCTTCGTTATATCTACCTCTCCATCTAAAAGGAACATCATTTCTTATTAAATTACAACTATAAATTCTAGTATTAACTGTAAAGGGACCATAGAGATATGCCCATTTATCTATTACAAAAAAACTATAATTTGGACCCGCCATTGCAATATTTTTATATCTTAATACAAAGTCTTCCATAACCTTAAAAGGTGTACCATCATAGCATTTAATTCTTCTGTTATGGTTCCATCTTCTAAATAACTTTATGTTATCGTCCATAACCCAATGCCATTTGTAACCTTTTTTTATAGAGTGATCCCAAATAAAGTTTCTTGCCGCCCCTGGACCCTTTGATTTAGTATTACCTAGATCATCACATGTATCGTATTCGTCTTGATATTTTTTATCTAAAATTAAAATTTTTTCTTTATCAATAACCTTTGCATAATCGTCATACTCTTGTTCTTCAATTACAATCGTATAAAATACACCCATTTCTTCTAATGCTTTGGCAGTTAATCTACTGTCTGCTCTTCCTTTTGATGGAATATACAGAGGAAATTGAGGTTTATTCTTCGACATACCCCTTGTCTTTTAAAACATTTTTTTCTATTGGTGGGTACCAAATAAATTTTGTTTTATCTGTAAAATCCTGTTTAACTAATTTAAAAAATGTTTCTATATCTTCTTGTGTTTTAAAATGAACATGTATTGTTCTCATTGGTGCTTCATTTCCATGTTGAAATTCTGGCATATCTTTCCAATGTTCATCAGTTTTAAGCCAATTTGAGTCATCGCCAATATATTTAGTAATATTTTCTATTTCATTTTCAGAAAATCCTAAATCTTCTAAATTGTAATCATCTTTCAATAAATCTTTAAATTCTGTATTTAATAAGTTGTAATCCCAATCTGAATGTTCATTTAATTTATTATCAGCTATTCTATATGCTTTTGCTTTTGATTTTGTTAATTCTGCAACAACAACAGGTACTTTTTTAAGTTTTAAAATCTTTGCCGCTTCATATCTGGTATGACCTACAACTATCACAAATTCTTGATCTACTACAATAGGTTGTTGAAAACCAAATTTTTTAATTGAGGTAGCAATTTTTTCAGAATTAAGATTTTTTCTGGGATTATATATGTATGGTTTTATTTTTTCAATTTCTATTTGTTCAACTTTCATATCTCTATTTTTTTGGTTTCTTGAATAACACCAATAGGAAAAGCATTTCTATCACTAAAGTTTTCATCATCATAACTTGAAAATGTTAATAAAAACTTTTTTGTTTTTTTATAAATATATGCATATGTATTCATAACTGCTGGTTTCATATTGTCAAACTCTGAAGAAGACGCATGTCCAGAGTCACCCAAAATATCAAGCCATACTATGTGATAAAAGTAGTACTTTTTTTTATTAATCTCAATGTGCCTGTATTTTGCTTTCTTCTTTTTCATTATCTAGTACAAGTTGGTGTTTTTCATCATATACATCAATTTTATAAAACTTACCATCTTTCATAAACCTTTGTATATTACCCTCTCTAGCATAATGCACATATCCCAAATTTTCTAATCTTTTTATTAAATCAGGAATTTCTTGTTTTTCTTCATTTTCCCATCTTCTTTGATTTAGCCATGTTGTAAAATGTGGCAAATATGTGTCGTCTTTTATCTCTTTTATTTGATTATTGTATGCTTTTATCAAATCTGGTGTGTCAGTTTCTTTTAAAACACCTTTTGACCACAATTTCAGCCAAATTTCATGTGCCTTAAATTTTGAGCCTTTTTTTCTATCTAAACTTTTCCAAAGTTCTACAAAGACAGGGTCATATATATCTTTATTAGGTATAGGTTTAGGTATAGGTATAGGGGTTACAGTTTTGTTATTAACAGAATCGTAACGAATTTTCATACCTTTTTTGCCAGCATCTGATTTTTTCTTGTACTTTGATGTTAAATATGCGTGTTCTTGAACTAATCTTTTATGAGTCCAATTTAATTCTTCTTGATTGAAAATAAAAAATTCTCTTAATATTTCATCAACTTGAAAATCACATTCAGCACTTATACATTGGCATATTCTTCTTGCAGATTCAGTTGTAAATGGTTTTGCATTTTTTGTCCAAGCAAAGCATAACAATCTTATATAGATACCTACTTGTTCATTTGTTAAATGTACTGTTTCTGCCGCAAATGTATCAGTAAACAATTGTAATGCGTGAAACTTATTCTTTTCCTCCATAAAATAATAACTCCTTTTCTAGTTCTTGTATTTTTATGTTTGTTAGTTTTAACAATTCATCTTCTGTACCGAACAGATAATTAAACAATTTCTTGTTTAGATGAACTGATTGTTTTCCCATGTTATGATGGTTGGGACACAATGGGATAGTATCTTCATGACTTGGTCTTAATGCTAAACCTGTATGTTTTCTTATATGATGAATTACAGGATCAGTAAATCTTCCTTTTTTTGAACAAGCTATGCAACCAATTCTTTTTAATTTCTCAAATCTTTGCTTATCTTTTTTCTTCATAAAGAACTTTTAACTTTTGACCATCATAATAATAGCCGTTAATCTTTCTTTTTTTTGTTTTTCTTTTTTTTAATTTCTTCTCCATAGTGTTTGTAAACCTCATTGTCTGTAACAATCTTTGCACGAAATGTATCAAGCCATTCACAATGTTTTTTCCATTCTTCTTTAGTCATTTAATTTATCTGTAATATTATCACAATGAGATTTTATATTATTAACCTCTTGTAAAATATCTGCCTTTTTAAATGTTTCTTTATTTGCATCAGATAATTCTACTAATTGACCCAATCTAATCATTCTTAAAAGTCTTTTAAATGCTCTTCTAACATGCATATCTGACATATCAGAAACATAAAGCCAAGTATTTTTAGATCGTGAGAAATATTGTTCTTCTGGTGTAGATTGTTGTGTTTCATCTGTCTTTGGAAAATCTAAAAAATCTTCACTCATAAAAGTTTCTCCTGATTTGTATTTTCTTCTTTATATGGTTTCCAATCAAAATCAACAAGTCTGTAACTTTTATCATTGTATTTGCTTTTAAATACTTGATCTGTATAACTCTTTGCAGATTTTAACTTTTCATATGGTATAAACATATATTCCTTACCATGAGTTATACCAAGAGACTCTTTTTTTCTCAAAGCCTTTTTATAGGTATGTTCTCGGATTGAGACTTTGCCCAACCATATCTTCGTGACTTCTACTTTTATCATATTTTACCTCTTCTAGTTTTTCTATTTTTTCCATCGCCTTTTCTTTGTAATGTATAGGAATATCTGCACCCTCAAGTATTGCAAACGGATCCCCTGTTTGAAAATTACCTAAAGGCAAATCATATACTTCACAAAATTTTAATAATTTTTCTGAACTGATACCATTTTGAGTTGTTTCGTATTTTTGAACTTGTTGAAATGTAACATTTAATTTATTTGCTACTTTTGTTTGTGTTTGATTTTTTGCATAACGATATGCAATTAGCATAGATGCAATTTGTTTTCTGTATTTCATTGAGACCTCTGTTTAGTGGGGCAAGAAATCGGTAAAAACTTGCCCCTGTTACTAACTAGAAAGGGAGCCAACTGATCAAGGTATATGTTGACTACTTCTTTTTGTTTAACCGATTTAATCATCTTATGCAATCTATATAAATTCTCTCATAAATAGAAATATAAATATTTGACTTTTTTGTTAATTTTTGACTTTTTGTTTAAAATATATCAAAAAACCCTTATTTTTATTGGTTTTTTATCTATTTACTCCCATAGTCAATTTGATACCAATTATGAACTAACTAAAAAGGAGTAAAAAATGAGAAGAATAAATATAAAAATACAAGACCAACTAATGACTCGATCTTTTGAAGACAAAGATCAGTTCGAATTATTTGTTGCTAATGATTTGGGTTTAATTGATTATCATGGTGTTGCAAATAAAGTATGGGATTTGAATGTAGGAAAATCTTATACTTATTTTAATCATAGATTTTCAATTAATTCAAAAAGAAGAGCTGGCAATAAAATGATAAATAATACTAGAATAGGAGATCAAATATAATGAGAAAATCACCTATTAATATGTATAAAATTCCAATAGAAAAAATATGTAAAGTAAAATCATATTGGAATAATTGGTTAAAATATAAACAACCAATTCCAAATAACATAACACCACACTTAATAAATAACTTACTAGGAGGATATAATGCAACTTTTTACAAAAGAAATAAAAAGTAAATTAGTAAATAATCATAATCAACAAGATGGTACAAAAGAATTTAAAGCAGTTTGTAAACTCTTTAATCCATCAGGACCAGGAACTTGGTATCTTTCTGAATTAAATGAGGAAGATAATGTTGCTTTTGGTTTGGCTGATATTCACGAAAAAGAATTAGGCTATATTGATATAAACGAACTAGAAAATTTTAGAGGAGTATTTGGTTTGAAAATAGAAAGAGATAAGTATTTTCCTACTAATAAATATTCTCTAGATGAGTGCAAACAACTGTAAAGGAGAAAAAAATGTACTTTGATAATGTAGATATAGTAACTTTAAATTATCCTTATGAAAATGGTAAGAAAGGAAAAAAACTAGAAGTAGAAAATCATTTTAATTCTAATGGTATGACATTAAAAAAATTAATGCCATTGTTAGAAACTTATAATGAAAGCCTACATCATTTCGATCATAAGGTAAAATTAACTGTTGAATTTATAGAGGTAGAATAATGGACTTTGCAAAAGAAATAAAAGACATAGGAAAAAGAGCAGAATATATGGGTAAATTAACTATTCTTATTGAATTAAAAAATAAGATAGAAACAGAAATTGAAGTTGTTGATGCTTTAATTAAAGACCTAGAAAGAGGAGAAAAAAATGCCAATCAATAAAATAGATCAAACATGGGCAATAAAAGATAGACGAGAAAAGTTTATTGATAGACTTTCAAGAAAGAGAGGTTGGTCTTTTAGTGACATGAACCCATACTTTACAGAAGTTTATGAGATAATGCCAAAGATTGATGAAGCATTATCTTATAGAGAGTACAAAAGAAAACTAAAACTAGAGAGGAAAAAATATGAAAAAATGGCTATGCTTAATTCTATTCGTACAAGCTTGTGCGTATAGACCTGTCATTGATACTGCTGGTCGTAGTGGTACTTTTGACATTAATAAATCGGATCAAATAACTAACGATCTTCAACATTGTAAATTTCTTGCAAAAGATAATACTTTGTCTTTTGTTGAAGCTGGTAAATATGTATATAATTATTATTTTAGAGCTGGTACCTTGTATCTATCTCCTAAAGCAGAATATTCATATCCAAAAATTTACAAAAATTGTTTAATTAATAGAGGACATTCGGTTGTTAATTAATATGAATAAACAAATCAAAACAGATTATATGATTAAAGGCATGATAGAAGACTTTAAGAAAAAACCTAATGCCAAATTATTTAATCAAATAGTAGGTCTTAAATTTAAAAATATAAGACTTGAAAAAGATATTACTGCAGAGGCAGTAGTAGATGATAACAACACATACTTTTCTTCAATTTTTGATTTATATAAATTTGAAAAAGGTATAAGAACAGATGTATCAAAAATGTATGCTTTACAAAAATATTATAAATATGATGTATTGCAACTATTTGAACGTCTTAACTAGGAGGAACGATGTATATAAAACATCAATTAAAAAATGGTCTTACATTAGATTTTGACGATGAAAAACATCTTTATTTATTTAATGGTAAGAAAGTAGAAAGTGTAACAGGTATATGTGGAAATGGTGTACCAAAACCAGAATTACAAGGTTGGTTAATTTCAACACCTGTTAGAGAAATAAAAAACTCTATTAATACTCTTTTAGATAATGGAGAATCGTTAGATAGAGTTATTTTAGAAAGAATAGTAGATAAAGCCAAAAATAAAACAGAAGAAATCAAAAAAGATGCTGGTTTAATTGGAACAGTCGTTCATGGCTTAATTGAAGACTTTTTAAAAAATAAAAAAATTCCTAATCAATCTGACAAGAAAGTTATAAATTGTTGGAACTTATTTTTAGATTGGTGGAATACACAAGAGTATGAAGTTGTAGAATTAGAGAAAAAAATATTTTCTAAAAAATACAATTATGCTGGTACTCTTGATCTTGTTTTGAAAGATAAACAAGGCAATCTTGTTTTGGCAGATATTAAAACAAGTAATTCTATATCATTTGATTATGCTTTACAATTAAATGCATATAGACAAGCATATGAGGAAGAAACTAATAATAAAATTTCCAAAGGGTTAATTATAAGATTACCTAAAACAACAGGAAATATTGAAATTAGAGAACTTCCATTAAATAAACAAATGTTTGATGCGTTCATTGGTGCAAGAAATATTTGCATTGCAAAAGAACAATACAAACAATTATAACAAAGGAGAAACTGATGCAGTATAAAAAAGCACAGTATAATAACTATCAGAACAAATCATCTGGTAGTAATGGTGGAACTGCTAAATTAACAACTACAAAAAAAGATGGTTGCATTTTAGTAGTAAATCTTAATAACCAAAATCTTGTATTAAAAGGTTATTATCAAGGCAAAACAAATGAATGGAAGTTATTTCCTTATTACGATAAGACAAAAACAAATCCATCATTTAATAAACCTAAACCACAATATAATCAGCAAGATGTAATGGACGATCAATTACCTCAATCTGAACAAGAGTGGTCAAAGGGTGATGCTACTGATTTTAACCCAGAGCAATACGAACAAGAACTAGGTTAATGAGTGATCTTGCAAAATATATCGAGGTAAGACCAAAGTCATTTGATCCTCATAAAATTTTAGCTTATCTAGATGCTTTAGATAAAAGACTAATACAAGCTGAAATAAATTATGATGAGGTTAAAGATCAAGTGCAAGAAGTCTTTGATTTTGTAGTTAATGAAAAGATAAACAATAGTTCATTATCTGTTGCAAATGCAAAGATACAAGCTACCAATGATGATAGATATAAGAAAGTTAAAAAAGAACTTTCAGATAAAAAGAAAATATATTTATTTTCAAAGGTAGAGTCTAAAAATGCACATTCTTATTGCGATCATTTAAAGCAACAATCAATCAATGAGTTGGCTACTGAAAAGCTAACAAGAAATTAAAATGCTGGGGGAGAAATCCCCCACATTAATGTCGTGTAACTTCTAAATATTTTATATCGGTATCTTTATCAATTCCTGTATAAGTATATTCATAATCAACTAATAAAACATCTGATCGTTTTCTAATTTGATTAATCATATCTTGTACTTTAGGAAAACTTGGGTATGTATCTATAAATCTAAATGCAACAAAACTACCAAACGGACTATTAGAAGTTTCTAATTGAAGTTCTAAACTTGTAATTACTGCATCTATTTTTGATTTGCTCATTCGAGCATTATACTATTTCTTTCTCATAATGTCAGCACCTTTAAGCCCATAAATTGCAGACACAACACCTATAAAAATAGCTTGATACCAATAAGGAAGATTTTTAAAATACTCAAAAAATAAATCTATTCTATCACGAATCGTAGGATCGTCAGAGAACACAGACCAACCCAATAAAAGAATAGGAATAGATACGAGAATAAGGACAAATTCGTCTTTGAAACCATTATCATTGCTCTCAATAACTTTCGCTTTATATTCAATTTCGCCTTTCGCCATTTGCTCTGCATGACGCATTTGAGCATCTGACATTAATTCTTTTGTTCTCTGTTTATTTTGATAGAGTTTAGCTCCTGTTTTTATACCTAATGATAATAAATTCAACCACATAATTATCTCTCCTGTATTTTTTCAATTAACATATCAATAACATGCTTTGCTTTTTCTAAATCTTTGACTTGATCTTTCTTGTCTTTCCATTTTAAATTATATCTAGTTATGTATTTCATGGCATGGGTTTGACAGGCATTAAAGTTATTTGCCATACAATAATCCAAAGGCTGAATTTTAAGCCTTTTATAGTGATTGCCTGATACCTGATCGGAAAATGCTGAATCATCGCTCTGCGTCGCTCTATGGCTCTTTAAAAGGGTCTTTTTTAGGGTATTTGAGGTCATACTATCTGTTTAATCCAATTTCCTTTATTATCTAGTACCATAGGGAGTAATCTAGGTACACCATTTAAGATAATTCCACAACCTAAAATAAATCGAGTTTTAAAGTTTTTTGCGTAATTAAATGCCATGCTTTTTTGATCTATAAGACACCCAACATTCATGCCAAAAAATAGATTATCTGGGTTTGCCCACCAACTTATTAAAAATTTCGTATGGTAATGCCCTTGCACTGCAGAAAGCCCCATTGTTTGTGATACCTTTAAAATATCTGCACTTCTTCCGTGTGTAAAAAAACATCTTTGACCATTAGACATTGTAAGTGTTAAATCATCTACCCACTTCCATTTTTTTGTACCTAAAAAATCTCCATAATCTTTTAAAAATTCTCTACTCATTCCATATTTTAATGCTCTTCTATAAACCAAACTAGAGTGGTTACTATCTACTTCTACCATTTCTGGAAAAATAGACTCTAATTCTTTTATGTAAATTTTTGCTTGTTTAAGTTCATGCCCTGGTGAATATAAATCTGGATCGTGTGTATGCATATTGATTGCATGAAAATCAAGTAAGTCTCCTATATTAATGATACGATCTGGTTTAAATTCTTTTTTAATTTCTTTTAAAAAAGTAATGCTATCTTTATGATGATATGGCACATGCATATCGGATATAACCAAAATTCTTTTATTAGGCATATGAAATGCTTGTACAACTAATTAGAGAAAATGTAAAGTAATTGACCTAATAAGACTACTGCAAATGTACCAAGTCCATAAATAATCCAACTAGTGACTTTATCAATTTTAGAATCTATTTTTTCTACATCTTCATGTAAATGTTTTATGTGATTTGATTTTAAATTTGCTATGTCTTTTTTTAATCCTGTAATATGGCCATATAAAGCTACAATATGTTCTCCTGTGGTTTTAGGATTTTTTGCCATTAGCTTTGATCTATTTTCTCAAGGATTAATTCAAATCCACCACTTATTGAACTTGTTGCAGAAGATTTGGCTCTCATTTCTATATCTGTTTTAGCAATTATAATTTCTGGTACAT